AGATAAAATCTATAAATGTAAAGATCCAGATAATCATTTATACTGGGAATATGTAAAAGGATATATTAGTAAAATTAAAATAAAAAAAACACCATGAAATTAAATTCAAACATTCCAAGTTTTAAAGCATTTGTAAGAAAATCATATTTTACAAAAAATGAAGTTGATGCTGATGAGTTTTACAATGTATATGTATTTGCTTTACAATCTTGTGCAGGGAAAATAGTTACATTTCATGTTCTTACCGATTCTGGCATGCTAAGAAGCAGAGTACCTCTATCTGAAATTTACACTAAAATGCCAACAAAAGATATTCCTTATAATTACAAACAATTATGGGATTGTTTTAGTGAAAATGTATCTATAATTGAATATGATTTTTTAGCATTTCATAGATGTCAAGTTGTTTTAAGAGATAGCACAAAAGTTTGGGCAACATACATTTTTACAATTGATTGGTATAACAACCCATATAGCGATGAGCCATCTGATTACAAGTGTGGACATGTTTTAGAGTCTGATGATGGGTACTTGTTATGTATGCCTAATAATAGAATATTTTGGAAAGATTCTAATTGGGTAACAAAACAATTGCCAGAAGATTTAAAACAATTTAAGGTTGACACCAATTTAGATTCCGTTGAAAACCAGTCTGACAAATGGGTGGTAGAAGATACAAATTCTTTTTATTATGATATTAACGAAAATAAATGAGAAACTCAACAATAATTGTAAAAAAGAAAAGATGCATTAATTGCAGTAAAATTGATTATCATTTTTCAAAAAAAATGTGTAAACAATGCGCCACAATACATAGCACACAAAGGAGAATGGACGCACATGAAGAAGAAGATTTTGAAAGTTTCAAAAATTTAACAGAAGATCTTGATCATGTTTTTAGCCAATACATTAGATGCAAATATGCTGATAAAGAAGGTATGGTTGAGTGTTTTACTTCAGGTAAAAAATATCATTGGACTAAAATCCAAAATGGGCATTTTATCCCAAGAGCTAATTTAGGCACCAGATGGCTTGAGCAAAACTGTCGCCCGCAGTCTGAAAATGACAATGTGTTTTTATCCGGTAATTTGGATGTATATGCTAAAAAATTAGACCAAGAAAGATCTGGGACAGTCGAATACCTTCAAGAATTAGCTAGGCAGGTTGCTAAACCAACAAAAGACGAGCTTAAAAGCCTAATTATTGAATATAGGGCTAAATTGGACTTGGTTAAAAAGAAATTTTTAAAAATAATTTAAAAAACACATAATTTTACATAGTTCCGTGTTTTTTTTTGGTTAGATTTTAGTTGAAGCCCCTGTTATTTATAACGGGGGTTTTTTGTAGTTTTAGTCTTAATTTTGAGATATGAGATACAATATCCCCGAAGAATATAAGCCTTTTATAACATCAGTAAAAAGACAATGTAAGAAATATGGGATAGAATTAATTTTATCGCCATCAAGGCGCGTAGTGCTAACAGATGATTATTTGCAAGAATGTAGTGGATATTTTTGTGATACAGACAAAGCGCTTGTGGTTGCTTGTGGGAAACCTTTTGAAGAATGGGTTGAAATACTTATCCATGAATTTTCACATATGGAACAATGGAAGTCTGACGAAAGGTGGAATGATTGGAATGATAATACAGGCAAAACATGGGATTGGCTAGCAGGTAATATTATGCTTAATAAAACACAAGTACTTAATATGCTTGACTCTATGGTTGAGCTAGAAAAAGATTGCGAAATAAGAGCTATTGAAAAAATAAAGAAATGGAATCTTCCAGTTAACCTAACTAGATATGTAAAAAAGGCAAATGTATATTTATACAGTTATCACATGATGCCTATTCTTAAAAGATTTCCTACTGGAATATATACTGATAAAACTTTAATAGAAATGGCTCCCAAGGGTTTTAAAAAAACATATAGAAATGTTCCTAAAGATATGTCTGAATATATAATATTAAATTATTCTAAGAAATAATTATAAAATTTTATCATTAATAATTCTTTTATTTAGAACTTCAAATTCTCCATTTTTTTCTACCAAGATATGCGCGAATCCTACATTGTGTTTTGTATTGTGTGGATCATAGTCCGGAGCTAATGTGCATAAGCATCCAACACTCCAACAACTAATCTGTTCTTCTTTTATATTTGTTTCAGAATGATTTGAAGTAGCGTGAACATGACCAATAATCATTGAGCTTTTAGCTCTCATAAATACGCCTCTTGCAGCGTTTACGGGTGCCATGAATCCTCTCACAATTGTGTGGCCATGTAGCATGTGCAACTTACCCGCGCGAACCACTACATGTTGTTCATAAAATTCTACGTTATATTTTTTTAAATCAAGTCTTTGCGGCAATCTGTAATATTCATCATTAAAAAATACAGGTGCTTTTTTCATTAAGTATCTTACATACCAATTATCATGATTTCCCTCTAGCCAAACTATATGTGCTTTTGGAAATTTTGTTCTTAAATGCGAAAGAAATATTTCACAATATTCAAACCACTCAACTACATCATCTTTTCCCGGAGGCGGTGCATCATGACTTGTAAACGGGGTGTTGTCTAAAATATCTCCTCCCAATACAATACAATTAATTTTATTCTTAACCCCATACTCAATAGCTAACTTAATAGCATCGTTGTCTTGATTTGGAATGTGAATATCTGATAGCCAAAGAATATTATTAGAACTTGTTGGTAAATCTACAAATGCTCTGTTTTGCATTTTAGATGGAGGCAAATCCGGAGTATGTGTAATTTTTATATATTTACTTGACTTTTTTCCGCAAGCACTTGAAACTCCTCTTATTGCAGTCCTTGCGTGTTCTACGCTGTTAAAAATATGTTCATGATCATTGTAAAGTTTAGCCGCAATTGAGTGTTTACTAATAGACGGGAATTTTGCTAAATACTCGGCCGCTAGTTGCTGTTTTTGTGTCATTAAAACATTTTAATATAAAATTAACAAATTAAATTGCTTTATTGAAAATAAATATCAAAATATTAACATTAAATTAATTTTTACCCCTAAAACCAATTACTACGCCCCAATACCCCCATCTAATTGAAATTCCCATAAAATTTGAATTTTTTGATCTTATAAAAGACAAAGATGGAAATAAAAAAAACTCATTTGAATATTTACTTGAATGAAAATCATTGAAAAAACTAAACATAACCATATTTTTTTAAAATTTTAGATAATACTGTTTCGTGTTTTGGCGAAATAAGCCCCATTTTAAGACTTTTATCAAAATTTGACCTATTGATACCCGCTTGCCTACAAAGTGCCGAAATATTGATTAATTCATGGGTTTTTAACCAATCTACCAAAGTATCCGCTTTGGCAACTTCTTGTTTTGGCGACACATCAATTTTTACACTACCGCCAACTTCTTTTTTGTATAAAATCTCTCTTGACATATCTATACCATTTTTTTGGTACCACAAATATAGTATAAATAAAATATTGGTACCAAATATTTGGTATGTTTTTTATATTATTAGCAAATCACCTACCCATTCCCCTCCTTCATACCAATACCAACACATCCCCCTAACCACATACATACAACTGCCTGACCTGACCACATTGCAACCACTAAACCACCCTACAACCCATATACACCAAGCAATTGCCCGTACCCATAACCAAAACCCAAAACCAAAAACCGAACCCCCGTACCACCACTTTGCCCGTTCCCCCTTGCGGTTGACTACACCCTGTTTCGTTACGTTACCCCCTCTCCCTCTAAGTGATTGAGTTTTAAATTTTTCGCTTACGCGAGTTATTATAGATGTGGCTTGGTTTTCAGAGGATTTGGAAAATAAAAAACCCGGCCGCCTAAAAAGGTACCGGGGGGATCAGTTGTCCGTACTAAACCATTAACATGGCAAAGATAGTAGAAAAAAAATATTAAATTTATTTTTTTAATTAAATAATTAAATTTAACTTTGATAAAAATATAGAATATGGCAAGACTACCAAATCCAGATTCAGTTGCCAGTAAGACCGGCGTACTAGAAGTGGATAAAACAATTTCCTTTAATAACCCGGTTACATCGGTGGCCGTAATGATATCCCATCTTAAAAAAACACAGGAACATCAAGCTAAGATCTTCAAGATTAAGCACACTAATGGAATCACTTATGTAACTAGGGTTAAATAATTAAAAGGCTTCAACTAAAATGGAAATCAGAACAATTAACTATCAAAAAACATTCAATCTTGGCAATTACCAATCAGAAAGAATTGGTGTCGAGATTGCATTGGAGCAAGGTGAAAGCGCAAATAAGGCCATTGATCTCGCAAAACAATTCGTAGAGGAGTGCCATCTTACCAATCAAAAAGTTCAGGCTTTGCAACATGAAGAAGAACCAGTAGAATTGATTAAGACACAATCTCCCCAAACGCTGATTGAGAGAACAATGAGCTTTATTGACGCTTGTAAAAACGAAGGCGAACTAAAGGCTTTTGAATTTATGTCCAAAAACAAACCAGAACTAAAAATGTATTACGACAAAAAACTAAAATCTTTCAAGTGAATTTTAACAAAACTTTAATTAGATCCAGCTCTGTTGGGTACTTGATGACGGAACCACAAGCCAAAGCAGACAAGGACGCAGGTAACTTATCCAAAACAGCAAAGACACACTTGCTTGAAATTTACATTGCAGAAAAGTACGGACGCAGGAAAGACGTACAGACCAAGCAAATGAAAAAAGGAATCCAAGTAGAAGATGATTCGATCGCATTGCTTTCGGAATACATGGGCAATACATTTAGCAAGAACACAGAACGATTCACTAACGATTATATCACAGGGCATCCAGATATTTTGGATCTAAGCGAAAGTGGATTGAAGATATGGGATGTGAAATCAAGTTACGACTTGTTTACATTTTTAGGAAATTTACCAGAAAAGCTAAAGGATTTGTACTATTGGCAATTGCAGTCATACATGTGGCTAACAGGCGCGGTTGAATCGTCAATTGCATATTGCCTTGTAAACACCCCGTTTGGCATCATAGAGCAGGAAAAGAAGTCATTACTCTACAGAATGGATGTTATATCAGAAGAAAGCCCTGAGTACGTCCTAGAGGCTTCTAAATTGGAATTAAACATGATGTTTGATGACATTGATATAAAAGAAAGAATACTTATCTTTCCAGTACAAAGAAACGAGGAGGACATTCAACTAATCCAAGACAAGGTGGAAAAAGCAAGAGCATACCTAAGTATGATAGAAAACACCCACAAAAACTTTAACAATGAGAGGATCTAATGTGGTAAGTTCGGTACACCACTTAAAAATGGCTAGAGAACATTTCGAGGATTTTAGACGAGAGTTCCCAGAGGCCATGGGATAA